TTGATGATACACAGGAAGGGCGCAACTGGTTCGCCTCTAATCAACGCTCGTACTACATCGGCTAATGAACCTACTGGAAATGGCGACAGAACTGCGCGAAATGTGCGGGGTATCTGGATCTGAGACAACCACTGTCAGTGCGTCAGGCGAATGGTCGGTTTTAATAAACGCTATCAATCGAGCGTGGGAATCGATACAAAGAGCAAGACCTAATTGGCTTTGGATGCGCGGAACTGTGTCATTTAGTACCGTGGCGCAGCAAGGAGAATACGCATATTCTGCCGCTCCGTTATCATTGACTGACTTCGCCGAGTGGGATGTTGATACGTTCAGAATTTATAGCGGATCAGTGTCAAACGAACAATGGTTGTTTTATAAAGAATACCAAGACTTTAGAGACCATTGGTTGTTTGGCGCAACAAGAACCTCGTACAGTAGGCCAACGGATTTTACTGTATCGCCATCCAAGTCGCTGATATTCGGTGCTGCGCCGGATGCTGTCTACACTGTTACCGGTGATTACTACAAGACTCCAAGTACGCTATCAGGTGACTCAGCAATCCCAGGTATGCCGACTAGATTTCACCGTTTGATTGTATATGAAGCGATGAAATATGCCGGACGTAGAGAAAGCGCAATTGAGATAATCGAGGAAGCTAGGGCAGAGTCATATAAATTACGCGCTGAGTTAGAGATAGACCAATTGCCGCGATTGATCGTGGATCGGGGCATGTAATGCAAGTCCGTCCGTTGCGCCAAGATCCGATTCCGCTTGCCGGTGGACTTGATCTTGTTTCTATACCGCTGCTAGTCAAGCCTGGACGCTGCATAGCATCAACGAATTATGAGCCTGATATTAATGGCGGTTACAGCAGGATTGCTGGAATAGAGCGATACGATGGCAGGACAAAGCCAAGCGCAGCAAATTATTCTGTAGTGAATTGCACGATTACTGGCTCGGTATCGGTAGGCAACACAATAACAGGCGTCACAAGCGCAGCAACAGCCAAGGTTTTATATGTTGTGAGCGCAAGTCGGTTGATCGTAACTCGTGTAAGCGGGACATTTGTTGCAGAAACGTTTAACGTCGGCGGGTCTCCGCAAGGCACGATAAGCAGCGTTGCAGAAGATGGCGAGCTATCTATGACGTTACATGCTGAGTACAAAAATGCAGTAGCAGATGATTATCGAACAGATATTCAAAAGCCAACTGGTTCAGGATCAATTCGCGGCACTGTTCACTACGGCGGATATGATTACGCATTCAGGGATAATGCTGGCGGCACAGCGTGTGTAATGTACAAAGCCACGGCAAGCGGATGGTCAGCAGTCACCTTTGGCAGGGAAATACAATTTAGTACCGCTGTTGGCGAGATATTTGAAGGCGATACTGTAACTGGATTTACATCCGGCGCTACTGGAGTGGTAAGGCGTGCTTTATTGAGAACTGGTACATGGACGGTTAACGGAGTAGGCACATTAGTATTCGATAGTGTTACCGGAGCATTCCAAAGCGGTGAGGCGTTAAGAGTTGGTGGAGTAACGAAAGCAACATCAACAAGTGTTGATACAGCCATTGCATTGTCGCCCGGTGGAAAATTTGAATTCGATATTGCTAATTTTAACGGCACATCAGATAGATTGTATTGTGTTGACGGCGTGAATATTCCTGGCGAATTCGATGGGACTAGATGGGTTCCTATTCGAACCGCATCAGTATCGGCCACACCTAAATTTGTCAAGTCACATCGAAAGCACCTAGTCTTTGCAACATCAAATCAGATAATAACATCCGGCACAGGTGAGCCATATTCATATACGGCGCTTACCGGCGCAGCACGGCTACTCGTAGCCAGAGAGATCACGGGATTAATGCCAGAGACGGGCGATGTCACATCGGGCGCATTGGTAGTAACGACAAGCAAGGAAATATATATTCTTTATGGGAGCGATACTTCTGATTTTAATCTTGTATTGCACGCCCCAACTTCAGGTGCGCGAGCATACACACTTCAGAATATTGGCATAACTCACTTCTTGGATACGCAGGGCGTGACGCATATTTATGCCTCGCAAGCGTTTGGTAACTTCCAAATGAAAGTCGTAACTAGCGCCATACAGCCTTTGATAGATGCAAAGATAGGACTTGAAGTTGCAAGTTGTGTGGTCAGAAAAAAGAACCAATATCGCATCTTTTTTAGCGACGGCACAGGAATAATTCTCCAATTAACCGGAGGCGTGTCTGGACGCAGCGTTTCGTGCATGTATTTCGATTATGGTGTTGCATTCAATACCGTGCATTCATTTGTTGATTCAACCGGCGCAGAAAGGATTTTAGCTGGAGGAACCGACGGATATGTCTATGAATTGGATGTTGGAACAAGCATCGATGGAGCAAACATTAAATCATTGTTGATGCTGCAATTCAATCATTCCGGGACTGTCATGGTGCGCAAGAATTATTTGCGAACTATATTGCAGCTAAATGCAAGAGGGATGGTAAATGTTAGGTGCGGATATGATCTTGGTTTTGGTCGGATCGGAACACCGCAATCAAATTATTTCAGCAAAACACTATCTGGGCAGGGTGGTTATTGGGATGCAATATTGACCGATGATTATGTTTGGGATGGTGGATCACTTCAAGAATTAAAAATGCACACACCTGGAAACGGAGACAGCATAGCAATAGTGGTTTCTGGAGACACTGATCTAAATCCACCATACACCATTACTGCGTGCATTCCATATTACAAATTAGGGAGATTTGAACGATGACAGATTACACACCATCCGGCTACCCTGATCCAAGCACCAGATGGGTATCGGCGTTGCTTGATGCAGAATTCGCACTAATTGCGGCTGCGATTAATTCAAAGCAAGACGAAAACATGTTGGTAATTGGTGGGACAGAGGCTCAGGGAGCAACTGTTAACGATTATGTAATTACTGTCACACCAGCGATTACGTCATATACAACATCGTCCTTGTTCGTTTTTAAAGCAACGCATACGAACACTGGGGCTGCTACGCTTAAAGCCAGTGCGCTGGCATCCTTCGCGCTAAAAAGTGTGTCAGGTGCAGCACTTGTCGCTGGCGATATTGTTACAGATAGTTGGTATATAGCCGCATATAACGGCACAGATGCGCGATTAATTTGCATCACTAAAAATTATGTGGATCAACTTGCTTTCAGTGCTGCGCTTCCGCTCCCAATATCCGATGGGGTGACGCGGGTACTAAACTCTCTTAATGGCGTCGCTAGTTGGGGAGCAAGCGGAGCTTCAGGCGCAGAAACGCGCACGGCCTCTGCGACACTGACATCAACAAGCCAAAATATCCAGGTGCTTAATATGTCAGCATTTGGTCAGGCAATCACGTTACCGAGCGCTACGACACTGACCGCAGGCATGGGTAAATTTGTGCTGAATAACCTGCTAGGAAAATATCCTGTAGGTGTTATCGATGGTGGCGGGCGCGTGCTCGGGCAGGTTAACTCTGGCGAGTTGGTTGAGTTGCATTTAGCTGATATAGCCTCAGCATCCGGTGTATGGTCGTATACTGGCAATCTTGATCCGCATTTTATTGATTCAGATATTGGGATCGACATAGTTAGCAGCGGAACCATTAATGCGGTCAGCATCGATGCTACTCGGTTCCTGATTTATTACCAAAAACCGACTACTGGTTATCCTGCGGTTCGGCTGGTAACGGATAATGGCGTTGGCGCAACACCAACGGTTAGCAATGAGCTGGTACTCAAATCTGCGAACACAACAGTAGATCAGGGGAATTGCGTGCTGGTAGGTAGCAGCAACAGGATATTAATACGCCTCAACGATAGCAGCGTTGTTTGTGTCGATGGCAGCACGCCAGCCACGATCACAGTCGGAGCGGATGCGGCGTTAACATTCACCGGTGGCACGCTGCAAAAGATACTATCAATTGATAATCAATATCTGACTGCGGTTGTAACGGATAGCGGCTCGACGCTGATGCGTGCGAAATGTATTGATTGTGGCGCTAGCGGAACTACAGTTACAGTAGGCGCTGAGGCTAATACAGCATCGTATGGTGTCGCACCTACGTATATATTTAGCAAAAAGATCGGCGCGACTGTGGTGGGTGTATTCGGGCGGTATCTATCCGGGGGCACATATTACGCAGCAATTCTGCACAGCCTGACTCGTACATCTGGCACAACGTTATCGTGGTCAGCAAATGCCGGGAATCCAACCGGGTACAGAACTGATAACTCGACGCAACTGCAAACATATTTTGAGATTGACGCAGACAAGCTAATGCTGCCGTTTTATCGAAATGGTGAGCTGGGAAGCTATGTGGTTGTTACCTTTGCGGCGTCAGCTACTCCGACATTCGGCACCGTGCAAAATAGCAATGTCGCTGCTGCTAGCATGACGTTTGCTGTTACTGGATCGCCAAATGGATCGAAATTTATTGGTTATACAAACGGACTTAACTCATCGAAAAATATAGAGATTGTTACTGTTACTGGCGCGGTTGTTACGGTAGGCGCTTCAACTCCAATTACGGCGGATAGCACGATAAGCGGCACAACTAATACAGTTGCAGCAATCGATAACAATGGACGTGGTTTTGTAAGCTGGAGATCAGCGTTGTGGTCAAGCAGTGGTAGCGATAAATATCGTTATTTCACAACATCCGGAACAACGCCGACATTTAGCACGGAGCTGGGTGGGCTAACTGGCGGCGGTCAGGCTGGTCTCAGCGGGTCTTTTGTATTTAGCGACAGGCAAGCTTCTTGCGGATCGGGCGTGTTTAGCAGATATGCGAATAACGGAGCATCCCCATACATATCAGTAAACACAATTTTTACGATCAATTCAGATCGCACAGAAAACGTGCTGGCAGAATTCGATGCCCCCACTAGCAGCGTATCACCTGTTGCTGTGCAATCTGGAGGCACCGGCGGGTATCATGCATCATTTACGTCTAGCAGCGGCAATTACCCAGCATGGACTACACTATCTGTATTTGCAAGCGGCGGTTATAAACGAGCGATTTCCAGGTACTGGAACGCATCTACATCACCGCATAACAGCCTAAACAGCCCTAATCAGCGTAGTTTGCGGCTGAAATTCCTGAATACAGATATGCGCCCAGGGCGAACATCAACGGTTCGAGCATACAGATATGCGGAGGCATAATGGATATATTGATTACAAATAACGGAGAAGTTGCAGCGATCTCAGATACGATAACGGCAATCGCTGGCGGGTATCAACTGGCCGATGGTGCTGTTTATCCAGCGGGATTAACAAGATTGTCGGGCGTAACAATTCCGGCGAATCTAGCCGGAAAACGGTTGAGTTATATCGATGAGGTGTTTGCGGAGTTACCGGCGTTGCAAATGGAAAGCGCCGCCGACTTAGAGAAACGGAAGGCTGATCTTATAATCCGGATCGACACAGACATCGATGAGATTATCGAAAAACTTATCGGGCGCAGAGACATAGAGTACCTTGAAGCCGAAAAACAGGCCGCAGCTTACATCGCAGCAAATTACACAGGCACGGTTCCGGCATTTGTGCAAAGCTGGGCAACGGCGAAAGGACAGACCGCCACATGGTCAGCGAACGATATAGCAGCGACGGCTGCAGCATGGCGAACCGCACAAACGACAATGCGCGAGAATCGATTGCTGCATAAAGAAAACGCACGCAACGCTG